AGCGGCGAAGGCTTTGTTGAGAGCAGCCGGTGAGTTTTTGTTGGATGAATCGTAGAAAGCAGCGCGAGAGGTGGTGACCGGGGCAGCGTTGCGTGACTTGGCGATTTCACTAGCCGACACGAAAACGGCATCCAGCGTCGCTTTTGGCATCTTGCTGAAGTCAGGTGTGGCACCAACCAGCGGAGCAAGCAAAGCCTGACCTTCTGGCGTTCTGAATGCTGCGTCCATGGTGGAGCGTTTGAATGCAGCCAGCTTGCCACCCTCGGGCAGCTTGACCCCTGGCATAATCAGCTCAGCGCGAGCAACGACGCCCTGATGGTAAGCAGCGTCAGTTGTGGCCTTCTTCTTCTCGTCCTCTTCATCTGGATCGGAGTCAGTGGTAGAGGTCGACGCTGGGTTAATCAGCTGCTGCACCAGAACCGCCAGCGCATCAACTTTCTTCTCCAGCTCGCCAATACTCATGGCGCCACCACCTTCACCACCTTCTTCATCGGTAGTCAGGCCGCCAAGCTCGCGCTCTTGTGGTAATGGCTGTGCTGGGTTGATGGTGATGTTTACTGCCCGCGCCAAATCAAGGCTTGGCTCGACCAGTTCTGATGGCGCATTGTCCACCAAATCAGCCAGGCTATCGGCATCCTTGGTTTTAATGGCCCGCTTCAGCTGGCTAAACCAGCCCTGATTTTTGGTAGTCATGAATGTGCTATCTCCAATTGAACAGCGAATGCCTGCGCGACCATTAGGTACGCTCGCACAGTGGTTACCGATAATTGTGTGTTGCCGGGCTTGTCCGGGGGCTTGCTGCTCATACTCAGCGTCATAGCCCATGGATATCTGGTCCTGACCATCCATCACCTTCTGAATGCCTTCAGCGGTCTTGATGTGGATATCACCCAGCATTAAATCTGACTGGTTGCCAGTGCCGCGCCGGACGTTCTGGATGTGTCCGTGTGCATGCTCTTTCCAGTTGCCCGGATTGACCATGTCTTTCGGGTGGCCCAGCGTGAATGCCATGCCTTCGAATGACGCCAGCGTTTCAGGCCGGAATACTTCGTCAGCATCGCGGGTGACGACAATCTCACCATCCTCATCACCAACGATGCCGGGTAGTTCGCTTTCGTCGTATACCTGCGCGCCGATACGGGCGATCGGGACGTCTTTGCACAGCAGGGAGCCATCGGCCATCTCAAAGCGAGTATTGCCGAGGCGGGTTGTGTAGAAATATTGCATGCCTTAACCCACCTGTAGGCTTTTTAAAGCTTGGTTAATGACTTAATTACGATGCGACAAACTGCTGGGTTGACGCCCTTAGCTTGCTCAAGCATCGCATTCACGTGCGACTGTAAAAACAAGCCGGGGTCAATGCAGCCTTCATGGTCAACCGTTACGCAGCCATTTCCGTTAAAAACCGTATGGCCTTCTTTGTTGTAGCCTTCGTAATAGCTTAAGTAGCTCGACTTCATAATTAATCCTCGGGAACGACGACTTCGCAGTAGCATCGGCAGTTAGGAAACTGACCGGCGTGACCGGTCATGCCATCGAGTGTCGGCGGGCTTGCCCAGTCAACGTACTGGCCTTCCATTTGTTTATGAGAGTGTCGAACGTCGCTATCGTCAGCTGTGCGCCAGATGTAGCCACGCGAGCCGATAGCAGTAGAGCGAGCCTGTGTGATTGCAGTGGATGCGCGCCCAACCTCAGTACGGGCAATCGTGCGTGCCCGATACTCAGTGACCTCACCAGTGCGCATAATTTCTTTCTTCAGCTCACTGGAACGCTTGCCGGTTACCACAGCCTCAATCGCCTGATTGTGAATGTCGTAGACCCGGTCGGCGGCTTCCAGTGGGAGTGACTTGAACAGTTTCACCTGCTCCTGAATGATGCTGCGGGTGACCATCCCCTGACTGCCCGCCATCAGGTCACGCAGGCCTGCAGAGATTTGATAGGAGCGCTCGCGCCACATCGCATCGTCTGCAATCTCAAGCGTGCTGATGAGGCGATTTGATACTGCTTCAGCCCATGGATCAATCAGGTCGGCGTAACGCTCCAGCCTGCCCATGATGTCCGTTACGCTGTCATTTGAACCATCGTAAGAACCCTCGACTATCGCGCCCACTGCTTGCGCTATCTGTCGTAGCTGCGTTCTTAGCTGGCGCTCCGCTCTCCGCAGGTTTGGCGGACTGGACTTCCTCTTGTTTAATCTGGAAACCATTTCCCGCTTCTCCCATTATTCTCTCAGCCGTGCTCTTATCGACGCCGTGTGAAAGGATGAGGATTTCAAGTCCGGTCTTTCTTGGCAGGGTGCCAGATGCCACAGACTGCACTACCTCAACCATGCTGCTTATCTGTGCGCCGTTTAATGCAGAGTCTTGCATGTCGCCCGACTCAGTCACCCCTGCGCCTGCTTGCGTAGAAGTGGCTTCGACGCTATCGAGGTCTTTCTCGCTCGGCGGCGGGAGGTCACTGGCATTATCAATATCCTCATCGCTGATAGTTGAGCCGATGCCGGTTACCCGGGCAGTTTCCTGCAGATGCATGGCGCCAGCTTTGTCAGTCATCAGGCCTGCTTCTACAGCCTGAACAGTCGCGGCCACAACCTTCGTTGCGGTGTCGGCGCGCTCACTGTCAGGCGTCTGCCACAGCTCGTTAAACTCGAAAGTGAAGTCATCAGGCAGGGGTGACGCAAACAGGCTCATGTGCAGAACCTGAAACAGCTTGCGGATGGGCCGGCGTAATTTGCGTTCCTGCTGGGTAGACACGTTGTCGTAGTAGTTAGCCAGGTCAGTGTCACCGGTAGAGAACCCAGCAGGAGACTGCCCAAACAGGCGCACCAGAGGGATGCCGAACGCACCTGATACCTGCTGACCAAACTGAGCCAGCACGTCACTGAGCCCGGCATACGAATAGGTGTGCGCCTCGAACTTGTCGGCCGCATCCATGATGGTCATGCCTTCGTTGCTCTGATACTCGCGGATCATGTCCATGTGCGACATCAGACCTTTGAACATCGGGCTGTCTTTGCCCATCGCCAGAAGCTTACGCAGGCCATCAATGCTGTAGGTGCGCAGGTGAGCTTTGTATACCAGTTGAGCAACGCCGGTTGTCGTGGAGTCGAAAGCCAGAAGGCGATCGAAGCACCGCTCAATTACCGACATGCCCCAGTCGTTTTCGGTCAGTCGCTGCTGGTACGGAAGCGGGATGCCATCAAAGCGAATCAGTCGGGAGTGGTGAATGCGCCACGGCGGGATGCCGGTAGCGGATGTAACAACCTTGTAGAACTCCGGCATGCCGAAGTCCGGCCCCAACTCACTCACCCTGCGCTCCGTCATGGCGTTTAGCATCCAGCGGTCCATCACCATGACGCCCTTAAAGGAGTCTTTGGCAATGGTTGCGACGCGCAGTGGCGTTGAGTAGTTCTGCCCGTCAATAAGAATGACGCCAACAGCGCCACCGTAGAGTCGCGCCCACTTCAAAGTGTCGTTGATGGCCTCCCATAGCCCCATCTCATCCCAGGAGTTATCAAGCTGCTTTTTGCGTCCATCTTCGAGCTTGGATGTGATGGTCACACCCTTGCGGGTCATGTCATCAGGGATTGCATCAACACCTGCGCCAACCAGCCAGGATGTACGATAGGCCTGCTCAATCAGGAGGCGGTTGCGAGAGGTCCAGTTGTTGCGGTAGGTGCCAGCGCCAGACTGGTTCGACTCGTTAACACCCATGCGGGCAATGAAGTTTTCATAGCTGTCACGCGTTGGTACAGGCTGCGACATGCTTTCTGTTTCGGACATATTCAGCCTTTCCCAAGTTGCGCCCAGGTGCCGAGGCTGTCTGAGCTGGTAATGTAGCCATCCAGCCCGTAGCGAATGGCATCGATGCAGTGGTTAAACTTGTCGACGATGATCGGCAGTATGTCGCCGGTCTTTTTGTCGACCTTGTAGGAGTAGTGGCGGAATTCATCGGCGGTGTGCTTGCAGCGCTCATGAATGATGATTTCCTCAAACCCTTTCAAGTAGGTGACGCCATCCTCAACGCTGCCTTTCCACTTGGCGGCTGCATCAATCGAGAAGCCCTGACGCGCCAGATAGCTGATGGTTTCCGGTCGGGAGTTATCACCTTTGACCGGCCATTTGCGCACTTCAGGAATGGAGTCGTAGAACTGCGGCATTTCATCCAGTTCCACGCCGACGCCATACGCCTCGTATTCGATATAGAGCCGTGTGTCGATCATGAACATGCGGATAAGCGTGCTCGGGTCATTTGCAAAGCCGAAGTCGGCGCCAAAGAACAGGCGATCAGCTTGTTGCCACAGGTCATCAGGGAACGCTTCAACCCGATACCGGTTACGGAAGATGACTGAATCGCTTATCGACTTCGGCTTACCCAGCCAGATGTGCTCATACGCCTCGTAATCGATACGCTTGCAGTACTCCATCTCTTTGCGGAGTGTTTCCGGCAGGTATGGGTTGTCGTAGTAATTCACCTCAACGGTAATGCTGTCGTCAGGTGGAGTAACGATGAAGCGCTGATAGGTCGGGTCTGACTCTTCGCCGGGGTTAAACGTCACCCAAATCTCAGAGCCTTCTTTACGTATGGTGGGTATCAGGATTGCCCATGAGTCCGAGGATACAGACTGCGCCTCTTCCACCCAGCAGATGTCCACACCTTCAGTCGACTTGATGCCGAGCGGGTCGAAGCGCAGACCTTTGAACAGGAATTCACTTCCGCATGAGCTGACGATCTTCTCATCGGTAATCTTGAACCAGGGGTTAAGCCCGAGCATCTCAATCTGGTCTTTCAGCAGCTTGTGTACTGAATCCTTGATGGAATTCTGCACCTCGCGGGTACAGAGTATGCGGAGCTTCTTACTGGCAGCCATGATGACCAGAGCGCGGGCAGCAGCCCATGATTTGGCACCACCCCGCCCACCGTGGAATGTCTTATATCGCTTGGGCTGAAAGAGTGGCTTGAACTTAGGTGCAAAGCTAAGTTTCGTCTCCGCTGCTGTCATCTTCCGCTCCGAAGCTAATCACGAATGATGGCGTGGCAAGAGGAAGGCCGTTAGCGCCAACCAGTTCGTTTTTAACGTTGTCTTTGAACGCCTGGACAGTGACGTGCTTACCAAGCAGTTCGAGGTTCTTAACTTTGTCCGGCCATTTGATTTTCTTCAGCAGCCCGGCAGCATCACCAGCCATCTCGGTGACGTCCATGCCTGACAGCGTAGTGCGCCAGACTTTAGGCCAGTCTTTGATAGGCTTCAGCTCACCGTTAGCGTTGAGGATGTCGAGCACGTCCATTTGATCAATCTCAAACAGGCGCTTCAGCACATAATCAGCATCAACATCGATTCGATCATTGCGCTGTGCTTTTAGTTCAGAGATTCTTATCTGGACGCTAACATTTGCTAACAGTCTTGCGCCCTGTTCGTTCGAGGTCTTTTCGCTGTACCCCGCCCGAATGGCCGCTTGCGTGGCGTTCAAATCGATGAGGTACTCGCGACAGAACATCTCTTGTTTGTCGTTGAGTGCCATTAGTTAATCCTTGGAGGAATTTTATGTCAGCTTCAGATATTGATATTGAGTTGTTAGCGGATAGAGTGGATGAATTGCAGCTTAATCTTCATGCTGCAAAGGTTGCCATTACTATCCTTTCATCTTGCGTCGCATCATTATCCGGAGATCGTGATGTCTTAATTAACTCTGTTAAAGAGAGTTGGGATAAACAAGGCAAAATAGAATTTGAGTTTGATGCTGCGCCAGATTATGAAGAGAAGCTTAAAGAGAAGATTCTTCAATTGTTATAACTCCCCTCCTAGCCGTTCATAGAGCGGCTTTAGCTTCCTATCACGAACATGCTGAATGTTGCTTTAGCCGCTGCGCTCTCGAATGAGCCACTCGACAGTAATAACGTGCCGCGAGACTGCATCACAGTGACGTTACAGCCTGTAGTGGTTATCTCTGATGCCTGACCCTGTATGAGTTGCTGACCATTCCAGATTGCGTTAGGAAGCACCACAGGAGGCGTTGAATACTTTTTAGCAAAGGTGACTGCAACCTTTTGGCCGGCAGTGACTACAGCACCTGAGATCACTTCAAACTGAACAGGTGTTGCATTGGTTCCGGCGTCACCTTTAGGGATGCCGAAATCAACCGTGTAATCTGGCGCGGTGCCGCCAATAGATGCGGTTGCCGGGCTACCTGCAGCGAGTGTGGTCACCTTCCCAATCTTCAGTGTTGGGCTGGTTCCGTCTTTACCTGCTGGCAGACTGAAGTTAATCACCTGCGCTGGCGCATCACCGCTTATCTCTACTGCCGCTTTACTGCCAGGCGAAAGAGTGATGACGTTACCAACCGATAGCTTATTGGGAACAGGTTCACTTCCCGGCCCGCCAACCTGACTGCCGCCTTGTTGCTTGCCATAGAAAATCGCCATATGGCCTCACATTGCGAAAATAGTTACCGGATCGCCTGTCGGTGATGTCACCCATACGACAGATGGCTTAGTGATGCTCAGTGAGTCAGTCTCAACTCTGCCAAGAGCATTATCGGCTGGTGCCTGCTGAGGCTTGTCAGCGTTGGTGGTGTCGAGCACCCACAAATAACCATTGGCAATCTGTGCATCTAAGTCTGCGGTGCCGTCGGTCAGTTGCACCCACTTTTTACGAATGGTGATTTGCCCATTTACCATTATGTTTCTCCACATACTGTTGAGCATTGTCAGAGGCATCTGGAAAAGTTGATGCCTCTTGCAATGCCTTACAGATTTACTGGCTTCCCACACAGCGCCACCCATAGGTCGTTATGCGTGTTGATCGCCCTCACCGTTCTGATGTCCATCAGGTCAGCATCTTTGCCGTGCGTCCTGATGGGTGCATCCTGAGTGCAGAGTGAATCGACTGTTTTAGTGGGCGCCGGGTTATTCTTCGGAGTTGAAGTCAGATCTGCGCAACTTGTCGCGAGCGGCAGCGTCAGACAGAGAAGCATTACTTTCTTTAGCACCGTTGGCCTTCTCCGTATTGATTGCCTGCACCTTAGCCACATCGTTAACCTGCTGTGACTCTACCTTTGCTGCTTCCACGTCAGCCTTTGCCTTTTCTTCTGTCTTGCCTTTGCTTTTGCCACTGAAGTAAGCAGCAATACCGGCAGCAATCAGAGCAAAGAAAGCGAGAACGTAATTCCAGCCGCCCGCGAAAAGATGAACGAGAGTCGTCATGGCTGCCCATCCATCTGCTGCTTCTTATCCGCCAGGCTACGCTGCCTGATGAACTGAGCGATTACACCCAGCGCCACGATGAAGTAGCTCACGTACTGCGCGATGTTGACCGGCAGCATTGCTTTAAGGTCAGGCGGTAACATGTTCCAGGCGGAGATAATCGCATCAGGTGCAGAGGCGAGGTAAACGCCCAGCAGCGTACCGACACCAGTTAGCCAGACTGACCAGGCACGAAACAGCAGCCGGGCATGAGCAACGAACTCAACTGAGCTGTACTTGCGCACCAGTAGCACAACGGCGATCACAACGATAACCACGGCGAGGAAGGCGATAACGTTCATATCTTCCCCTTGTAGATGTCGTATGAGCCGGTACGCATGACTTCAGCGTGACGGCGGGCGCGACCAGGTGTCTGCTTAGCCCACAAGCTATTCAGCATCCCTTCAGCTGCTCCGGTGAAGTTACCGTTGGAAATCATGACCAGCGTGTTTTTAAAGGCTGCAAGACCATCGACGCCCATCTGGTAAGCCATGCTATAAAGGACATCTGCGCGCGCCGGGTTGCATTGCTTAAGTGCTGCGTAGATGGCCGGGCGACTGTTCATGTCGATAACCTTCTCATCCACGATCACCTGCTTCCACACATCCCCTACCTTGCGCGGAACCCGGAAGGTGTAGCAGCTGATTGGCGCGCCTTTGGGCCCGATGCGGATGCCACCGGCGACCGTGGGGAATCCCAGCGTGTCGAGGTAAGGCGTTTCAATGTAACCTTCCTCAAAGTTGAGGATCGGGATTATCTGACTCATTCGCCGGACTCCATCTCATTTGACTCATGCGCTCTTCACGCCGGTCTCGCTTACGCTGGAAGTGAATGTTCACAATGAATGTCGCGATAGCCAGAATGAAACCACCCACAGCTAACCACTCGTTTAGAGACATGCTCCCGGCAAGGAAAGTCGCCCCCGACGTTGTATACGCCGCGGCTGTCGTCACTTTGTCTGCCATATTTTTCATATCCACCTCCAGGACTGGAGGCTCGCTTTTAGGAATTGATGAAATTGTGAACTGAGCGAGCCAGGTTAGAATTCTTAGTGTCACGTAAGAAACCTTCCTGCATCTCTCCCGCCGCAATTACATCCGCTGTGTTTGAAAAAAGATGCGCTACGCCATCAAGGGGAAATCGCTTCTGGTGTTGTATGGCGTGCGCAAAACAAAAAAGGCCAGCTCTATGGCTGACCTTTGAAATAGTTTAGTGATGTTACTTACCCGCTACAGGGTATGCGGTGAATCTTATCCCCTATCGAGGATAGAAATAAAAAAGCCCCGCCGACTGGTGAGGTCGCGAGGCTTCTTGGCATCCACATTTATGCAACTGACCGGTAAAGCTGCGATCTGTTCGCTTCACTTCCCGATCATGCCGTTAATGTGCCAGGTTACATGCCCTTTGTCTTTGTCATTTCGTGCTATTCTGTATAATCACGCAGCTATTTTAGGAATCTCCTTCTCCATTTCTCGCTTAATTGCGTAAAACATTTCTCCTTCGATGATATCCATCGCCCATTCCATTCTATTGCGGGCCTCTTTGGGTGAGATGCTGCAGTAATAAATCAGGGATGAGCCGATATTTTGCACGCTCTTGCGCTTGCAGTATCGTAATCTGGCTACGTTCCGAAGCGGGTTATCCCTTCCGAATGTCTTTACCATGACTGATTCAACAAAGGCGGCATCATCTGATTCTTTGGCGAGAGCGATGATGTTTGCCGTTGATGACTGAGGGATAAGCAGGTCACGTGCCTTGCGGAATAACTCTTCACCACGCAGCCCTTCACAATGCAGCTGTGACACGATTTTCTCTATCTGCCTGCCCTTCTGCTCACTCCATTCACAGCGCATCATCAGGCGCCCGATAACGTTAACCTCTGCACGGTCGTAATCCTCTCCGCCCAGGTGATCGCCCCATACGCCCAGAAGATGCCTGACCCATGCCTGCTGCGATTTGTTGATGGTCTTCCAGCCATTGCCGAATAACCGACGCATGTCCGCTGCTGTTCTGACGCCTGAAAGCCTGACGATTTGCTGATAGTCACGCTCAATGCGCATGCTTAACCCCCATCATCTTCGCCGTGTTCCGGATTATCCGGTAGTTGATCTCGTACATGCCGCGCATCTTGAGAATGCGAAGGCGGAGCCACTTCTCTCTGAGGTATTCGGTCATGCGAACCACCAATTCATGATGCGCTGGCTCAATGGCAGTCGACGCTGAGGTTGATACTGGATGCGCTCTATCTTCGCGTTGATTTCGTTGAGTCGATGCTGAAGCTGTTTTCGGCTGTGCAGGTACATAGCCAGCCGGTAATGGTCGATTGGTTTCATGCTGCCTCTCTTTGCTTATTCAGTTCACGCAGAGCCGCTCTGTAACGCGCACGTATGCCGTCCAAATCTTCTCTGGTGTATCGGTGAGGTTCGTTGTTTGATTCGAGCGCCAGAACGCGCTGAAGGCCGATTTTGGTGATGAGATTGATGCGGTATGGACTGATGTTGCCGGAGTGATGCGTATTGCACGCGCTGCACTGGCTGTGAACATTGTCCTCGTTGAAACGTAACTGCGAAGCCGCTGCAGTTGTCCTGTAATGCCCTGCGTGATAGCTGACTGCTGTTGTGCTGCCACAGCTGATGCAGATATTCCCGTCCCGCGCTCGGATGTAATCGTTGAATGCCCGCTGGGTCATGTTCATCCAGTGGCTTAACGGCTTCACATCGGCTTTGCGTTTGTTCCATGCAGCGCGCTGCTCTTTCTCCAGGCGCTTTTGCTTGCGCTCGGATATCTGGTTAGCGAGTTGGATGGCACATTTGGGAGAGCAGACGGTCTGGAGGCTATTGCGGGGGATAAACTTTTCAGGACAGCATTTGCACGTCTTCGGCTTCGGCGGCTTGATGCCTTTAGCCATCACTTTCTCCTGTCATGTCGAAGTTCGGATCGCGAAGTAACCACAGGTCGAGGCATGAGCCACAGGCGTAGACTTCGGTATCCAGCAATAGAGCACCACAGCCAGCGCACACAGAAGCAGATTGCTCGCCAGCGCCAGTAGGCTGACTTGATTGGCTGGTCCCGTTCGTGGTCTTCATAGCGGCGATCTACCTCGCAGTTTTCGCAGTTAGCCCCGTAGTGATACTTGTCTTCTGAGGTCAGGATTATGTGACAGCGGCAGCAGCGTTCACGCATTGGCGGCCTCATGCATCATCAGGAAGACAATCATTGCGGCGCGGAGTGGGTTAGCAATTGAGCAAATGAAATCCTCCTCATCTGAGTACGCATGCCATATATCCACAGATGGAGTGAGCCCAATCCTATTTTCCAGGATAATCGGCCCGGCATCAGTCCATGAGTTGCAGGGATTGAAAATACTGCGGTCATCGTCATCGCATTTAACTAAGCACGTCCCGTTGTCATACCACTCACCTAGGCATGTAGCCGCAACTGCTTTGTTGATTTCAAAGTCACTCATTTCTGCGTAATTCATCTTCAGCTCCACATTGGGTTTTTATACTGCCTGCTCGGTATTGGCTCGTTACGGAACGTAGGCAACAGCGCGCTGACCAGCCAGAGGCGCGGGTCGGCGGAGAGTGTCTTCTGAGTTTTGATGTTGCGAGAGGCGTAGCGGGAAAGGAGTTCGTTAGCGGTTTCATTGTCTACAGGGTCATGGCAAAACCATGTCATTTGCATGATGCCCCCTTGCGGCTCTCAGTAGCTGATTGAAATCTGCCATGACCGGGCTGACGCCAAATCCAGCCTGCTCGTTTGCCAGCCTGTAGCGACATGAATTGTGTTTTGCGCCGGTTATGTGCTCCTTTACGATGTGATGACCGCCACAGAGGGTGCTGAGGGTGTTAGACACATTGGCCCGGTTAGTGCGGCAGGACTTACATACCGGCCCTATCAGCTCTGACGTCTGATGCCACTTCCCGTCAGATAGAATGCCCAGCAATGCTGCTTTGATTTTGCTCATGATGTACTCCCGAATCTTTCTGCCCATTCAGCCGCACGCGCTGACTCGTCGCTAAATCTGACGTCGTGCTCGGCACCGAATGCATGGATTAAGGTGATTAAATCTCGCATCTCACCGACGCGCATTTTGCTTGTTGACTGGCCCAGCACCACAAAGCCGCCATTAATACCCGGCACCGTCTCCTGCCCTTTCAGGCTGGCGCTGAAAATATGCTTCCAGCATTCCGGGTTAAGTTTTCTGCCGTACCACACCACCTGGCTTGATACGTCATGCAGGCAAGCCCATAAGAGAGCGTTTTGTTCGAGTGATCTGGTTCGTTCGGAGATGGTTACTACAAGAGGGGTCTGGTTATTCGCTGATATCTGCTGGATGGCTTCTACACAGTTTTGCCGTATTCGGTTATCCCGCAGGATGTAGGTTTGTTTCTCCATCGCGTTTGTCTCGCTTTAATGCGTCGCTAAGGGTTTTGCGGATAGCTGCAGGGAGTGACATAAAGCCTGCATAGCGCGTGGCGATGACAGTAAGGTCATTTGCCAGCTTTTCCAGTTCAGCGTCTGATATGACGTGCTCAGAGCGTTTTAAGGGGATTACGTTGTTCATGTAAGCCTTCCTCCTTAAATAGATTTTCGAGTGATTTTAAGTTTCTTATGGAATCATTCGCTTCTTTCGCCTTTTGCATATCAGCCCGAAGAAGCCATCCCTTCCAAGTGTCATTTATAGGTTTGGAATACTCACCGTTTTCATTGCGAGACATATCCCAGCCTACTGATTCGCCGTATCGCTCAAAAATTTCACGCTCGGTAATGTATACATCTGTCATGCACCCTCCTGCTTGCTGCGGGCCAGCCAGCCTTGCCATTCGTAGCGCGTCTGGTCCCAGTAGTAATTGCCGTCAGAATCGCGGTCCAGCCAGAACGCCATAAACGCTGCGTCTTTTCTCACATGCGCCTCAAACCGCTCCCTTTCCAGCTCATCGTTGTTTATCATGCTTCCTCCTGATTACTGATTTCCCGGTCAATGCGTTCAATCTCTGCGATGATTAATGCAGCTGCCCGCACTAAATCTTTCCGGGGATTTTTAGGTTTCCACCATGAGGAATACCATGGCCAGTGTGCGGGAGGTGACTTGAAGTGCGCTGGTGAGGTGTCGTGAGCATGAAGAGCGTAAAGTCCTCCAGCAGTCGAAAGCTCATTGTATTGATATTGGTCATCATGGTCGTCCGTCCAACCCTCAACATCTACTTGCCGCTGACGCTCGTCGATTACATCTTGAATTGCTTTGCTCATATCACTGCTCTCCGTTCTGATTGGTGGGCTGCTCCGGGATGATGCGGTAGGCGATGATGTCGTAAGGCCTTGGCTCATCCTCATCAGATAACCACCCCCAAGATCCTGCATGCTCTTTCCGATTAACGCGCCCCTTTCTGAATTTAACTTCTACAGGTGTGGCAGCAGGAACCGGGCACTCTCCGCCCTTCCACTCAATCCACTCCCCCTCACCCCGCTCCTGCTGCTCCAGTATGGGGAGTGCAATCTCAAGAGCCTCAACGTAATAGCCTTCAAGAATGCTCATGCCATTCGAGTTCAGAGAATCAAGTAACTGGCAGCATTTCTCAGCGGTTAGTTTTTTCATTGGTGACTCCTGCCAGTTAAGCGCTCACGCCACGTCAGTTTCCTTGGTATCCGAATGGCCTCTTCTGTCTCGATTTCTACCAGAACATAAGCGCATTCATCGAATTTCCCCTGTCTCTGCATCGTCAGGTAGGCTGCTTTTTCGTTTGCTTCCTGCTTGTCTGCCGCTTCAATTTGATGGACGTTGAACCCGTTGCTGTGAACATGCCATCCGTGAATCACTGCGATAAATCTGCTCATCAAAACCCTCCCCGTTTCTGCCCTTTGGTTGGCTGCTGGCGAGAGTCTCGCTCAGTGCGCGCCGCCGCCTGGTCCATGTCGTAAATTGCGCCGTTCTGCTGGAGACAGAAAACCGTACCGGTGTTGCCGTGTCGATTCAGTCGCAGAAGCAGCTCTGTTTCACCGGCCGGAACGTTCTCATCGAAAGCGCCTTCGCGGTGGATGCCTACCCAGTAATCACAATCCTGCTCAATCTGCCCGGTGTCGCGTGAGTCGCTCGGTAAGGGTCGTTTGTTGACGCGCTTCTCAAGCTCACGGTTTAACTGGGTCAGCAGCACAACGACGCATCCAAGTTCCTTGGCGAGGTTCTTCAGGCCTTTGGTGATCATCCCGTAAGCCAGGTCGTTACGGTCTGCTTTCTCGGCCGTCATCAGAGTCAGGTAATCGACCAGAATCATTCCGACGCAGCCCTTCTGGCGCTTAACCTTACGGGCCTCAGCAACGATGTGAGCCAGTGACATACCCGGCGTATCGTCGATGAACAGCATCTCCATCTCACGCATCCGGTTGGCTGTTTCTGTGGCGCGGGTGAAATCAGCGTCATAGTCACCCTGATACTCATCGTCAGCGTCATCAGTGGCCGGCATGTAGAAAATGCTCGGGTTGATGCCGGACTTCTGACCTACCAGCTTTTCCAGAATCTGGTCAGCGGGCATTTCCAAGCTGAACATCAGAGCGGGCTTCTTCTCACGCAGTGCGCAGTTGATCGCCATCTGGCTGTAGAGCGTGGTTTTACCCATTTTTGGACGTGCGCCGATAACGAATAGCGAGCCTTTAACCATGCCTTTCGGTGCCAGCATGCGGTCGAGTGATGGGATTCCGGTGCTCATTCCGCGCTGCTCACCATTCGGGTCGAAGCGCTTCTCAAGGTCGGTAACCCAGTCGTCCATCACATCACCGAAGGAACGCAGCCCGCGACGCTTGCCGGTTTTGGCGTAGTCGCTGATTTGCGTGGTCAGCATGGTGATCGACTCCAGCTTTTCTACGGCCGTCATGTTGTTGCGGCTGTAGAGCAGCTCGGTGGCTTCATTCAGCTTGCTGATGGCGTAACGCTCCATCGCCTTGTCGCGAACCACGGCAGCGTAAGCAACCAGGTTGGCAACGGATGGAGTGTTCTTTGCCATCTCAGCAAGGTAGGCAAATCCGCCGTATTGCTTGCCGCCAGCTTCCAGCTCGTCTGACAGGGTCAGCGGGTCGATTGGCTTGTTGCGGGTCAACAGGTCGCGGATAGCGCTGAAGATAATTGCGTGCGAAGCGTTGAAGAAACTCTCTGGCTTCAGCATCGCCATGACTTTCTGCGTGCGCTCGTCGCCGCCGTCCAGCATCAGGCCGCCGATGATTGCCTGCTCTGCGTCAGAGCTATGCGGTGGGGTAAACAGGTTATCTGTCATCTCGCTCTCCTTCGCGCACCTGAGCGTAGATTTCCGCACTCAGGATGTATTCGTAATTCCTTTTCTGCCACGTCTTGCCGGTTGACTGGTCTGAACGCGATTCGAACATCCAGCGGCATGATGCGTGCAGGTAAGTCAGGTACTGCCGGAAAGCTTCCATACCGAATGGCTGCTCATCACCGAATTGCTTGGCAATGGGCCGGGCTTCTCTCCAGAACTTCTGGATCAGCTTCCTGCGCTTAGGAGTGAGGACATTCCATCCGCGTGCATCTGGTACGCAGTCACGAAGTGTTTGCCAGACTTCTTCGCAGGAAAGCCGTTGCTTCTGCTCGGCCGTTTTTATGCCGGAAGTTGCACACTCAATATCTTTAGATATTGAGTTATTAGTTAGTAATTCATTGTTTGTGGCACTTTGATGGCACTCTGTTGGCACAACCTCCTCGGCAGCCCTTGGTGTTAGCGGCATTGCGTTGGCATTCTGTTGGCATTCTGTTGGCACAACATTTGGCTGATAATCATCGTATTTTGTGACCGAAATTCGGGTGAATTTCTTGTTGGAAATGCGGCTAATCATGCTCAGCTTTTCGAACTTGTTGAGCAGGTACTTAATGCGGTCACCAGTGATTCCTGTTTCTGCTGCCAGGGTGTTTCGGCCGGTGATGAACTCACCACGCTTAACCAGCATCTCACCGAATTCTGTGTTTACTGGTGCAGGTGCATGGTTTGCTGACAGGATGATGTGGATCCACAGGTGAACAGCTTCAGAATCCGTTCTGTAGAAGGGAAGCTCCTTGATTTTACGATGCAGCAAGGCATACCCCTTAACGCCCTGTTGCGGCGTCTCCTGGAACCTTTTAGCCTCTCTGGCTCTGGCTAAACTTGATACGTTGCTCATTGACCTGCCCCCTTCGCTTTGTGTTCTTCCAGAATCTGCCTCAACTTCTCAGCAACCTTCGGATTGAACGCTTTGCAGAATTCGACTCGGGCAAGGTTTTTGTGCACACCTGTATGGCGATAACATTGCTTTTTCATTTCGCCTCCTACAGACGCATTGGCATGATCACGAGCGTTCCGTTACCGAATGCGCTGTTGAACTCAACGATGGAAGCGGCAGTGTTGCCATTGGGCTTAATCTTGATGCCGCAGAATTTTGGGTTGTAAAGCTTTGCAGCCTTCTCTATGTCAGCTAGGTAACCGGCATTAAATCCGATCTCATCGGTGGGGTTGCTTTCAAAGGATGATGCGATTCTCTGAATGTCTGGGAAACGGCCATCTACAACTTCACAGATTCCCGCACCAACACGCAAACCATGCTCATCGAGATAAGCAACAAGACCGGTTTCAGTGTCTATTTCTGCTTTTTCGAAGTTAGTAACCTTAGCGCCCTTTATGGCGATGATGATGTTTTCAGTGAGATCTGCATTGTCGTGTTCGCCAATAAAAGCGCGGTGACCATCGGTGGCATAAAGCTTTTTGTCTGGCGCGAAACAGATGCCGTTTAAGTAATACCGGACATCTTTTTTAGCCTGGAAGATTAATGCACTCAGTAGGGCTGCTTTGCTCAAAGTCAGGATCATGATATTATTCCTATCAGTTGTTAGAAGTATCAGGCGTCGAATGTTCCCGCATTCGGCGCTTTTTCTTTGGTGAGAATGCTTGCCACCTGTCTGGCTAAATGAGCCATCTCGTCATCCACGACGCCCCATTCCAGTACTGCAAGAAGCATTGATAGCTTGGGGATCCAGTCTCGTTTCCACCGGCTTATCTGAGCTTTATCAACCCCGACAGCTTCAGCAGCTTTCTCTGTGCCGATTAAGGCGATCTTGTTAAGCAAGGCGCTTTCAATGCGCAGTGCCTCGTTGCGTTT